ACTATGTTTTTTAATGTTATATATTGATATGAACCCCAATTAGCATTTTCAGGATTATTTCCGTCATTTTCGTAATATTGATATTGTGTTAAATATGCCATATCTTATCCTTGTTGTGTATTTTCTATACTTTCTTCTGCTTGAGCAAATTGAACTAAAGGTATTTCTCTAATTGACATACCTGCGTACTGAAGTATTTTGTTTATTAAATTTACCTGATCTGATAAAGGAAGTTCAAAATCTTGATAATCTGCAGCAGATTGGTCAAACACTGGCTCTCCTTGGCTTAGTGAGACATAAGTCCATTTAGGGTCTTCTGGATATCTTATGTATTGTACCTCTACAGTTTGAGTTGTATCTGGGTATAAAGTAACTGTATTTGCCTGAAGCGTATATGCTGGAAACATTTTAGACGGAGCTGTTAGTTGAGAAGCATTTAATGAAAGTATCTTACTTTGACTAACTCTTTCTATCTCTGTATTGTCAGGAATAAAATAAATTTTATTAATCAAATAATAATTGTCTGGTAAATCAAATTGAGAAGATGTGGGGCCATAACCTAAAGTTTGTGAAAAACTATCTACAACCTCTACAAGTCCTTTTACAATATCAGCATACCCACTTCCTGAAACTCTAGCATTTTGTTTTACAATCCAATTATTGTATTGATAAAAATAATCTTCAAATATATCTAACTGAGCTTGTTTTGCGTATAAATTAAAGTCACTAGGAGTTATATATCCATAGTTGTTTTTATTTGCAATTGAAAGAACAGTCGCTCTTACTGTGTTTATAATAGATGCCATTGATAATCCTTTTCACAAATATACAAAAAAAAAGAGGCTTGAATAATCAAAGCCTCTTCTTGAAAATAGTTAGTAGTTTGCTATTAATCTAACTTTGAGTCTAGTATCCTTAAAACCTCTAAACCTTCATCACTTTGAAGGAAAGAAGCTAATATAAATAATGGGTCTTCTCCATAAGGGACAGTTAATAATTTATTTTTATTACCTGTTATATTATAATAAACATCTTTTTTGTTTTTAAGAACTAAAATGTTTTCGCTAAAAAATTTAGCACATTTATTCTGAAGTCTTAATAATGGATCATTTAAAGCTTCCATAAAGTCATTAGGATATCGATTTGCAAATAATCTAACATCTCTTTTTAATTCAGAAGAAGTTAAGTTATCAACTCTTAATCCTATTACAACTCTAGCAACAGTTTCTAGCATTTCAATATCAAGTTCTTTAGCTGCTATTTGAGCATCTAATGATAAATCTAATTGACTCACATCAGTACTTGCATCCTTTTCTTTATCAACCTCAACAAACATATTCCCCAAACCTGGGTGATGCGCTAAAAACTTTTGCAGTATTTGATTTTCTTTTGGAACAAATAATAATCCATCTTCAAACACAATCGGCTCTAAGATTACATTTTTATCTTGTTCATCTTCAAATATGCTTTTTTGATTTTTAGAATATCTTAAAGTTCTATTTAACCCGGTTTCTTCATCAAACCATAAAAGAGATTTTCTTTTAGTGTGTCTTGATGGAATAGAATAACTTAATGGAGCTTTGTTTCTAGTTAGCTTATAAGTTTTATTTGTAAAAATATTTTTTTTCTTTGACGCAAATGTAGTTTTTTTTGCAGTCGTTTTTTTTGTAGTTGTCATTTGATTTAAATTTAATTTGATTTATAATTAAAAGGCTCAACATTAAGCTGAGCCTTTTAGTATTAATTACTTCTAGTTATTAAAAATAAAGAAGTTGTTAGCACCTAAAGTACATAGAGCTCTTTCTGATAAGAAGTTTACTTCCATCGCATCTAAATCCGATGTAGCAGCTCCTCCAGCTGAACCTGTAATCCAAGTTTTGTAACGTCTATCTTCAGTTTCTGAAGCTCTGTATCGAACATGTAAGAATGGTCTCTTAGCGTTCTTTCCTAATACTTGGTCATATACAGTAGTAGAACCTGCAGGAACTAAAATTCCGTTGATTGCACCACCTACAATATCACCACGCATTGTTGGATCATTTAAGTATTTCCAATCAGTTTTGTAAAAGTCGTAACCTCTACGGAAACCTGAAAAACCTAAATTAAGAGCCATTTCTTCATCATTGTCAAAAAGACCATAAGAAGTTCCACCTGCTCCGTAAGAATTTTGAGCGGCTAACATGTCATCGATATCAAATCCAAAGTCTCTGTTCAAGAAAATTACATTCTCTTCAATAGAACCTTGCTTATCTAAACGTGAAATAATTGCATCAAAATCTGCTAAAGCATTTGGATTTCCACCTGCCCATACATTTCCTCTTTCTTCAACAACATAAAAAAGTCCTTCTGAACCTTTGTTACCTACACCTGAAGCTACACCTTCTACAATTGCAGCTGCTCCACCACCTGCTTCCGCTGGTACTGCTTCAACCATCGCTGTTTCAAGGTAGTCTTCAAAACGTAAACGAGTTTCGTGTTCAGACTTCATATACCATAAGAATCCAGTTGCACCGTTTTCTGTAGTTACTTCAATCCATCCAATTTGCGCCATGTCCGAACCTGATACTGCGTAACGGTCTTTAATGATAATTGGAGAGTTTTCAAAAATTGAATCATCAGCCTCTAATTGACCTTGCATTCCGATAGAACCTTTTTGAAATTCTGAACCATAAATGAATAATGAACATACAACTGCTGCTGCCATTGTCTGTCCTCCTGCTTCGTAATAAGCAACATCAATTGTACCTGCTGCAGTATCTACTGCTGTTACAATTGCTTTATTGCTATTAGTTGAACCAATTGAACTATCAGATAGCATAATTGTTTGACCTACTCTAATTGCAATAGTTCCAGAACCTGGTACTAGTACGTCTGCAATTGTTAAAGTAGCTGTATCTTGACCAGCTGCTGCTGCTGAAGTTACATTTGTGTACTTTGTGTGTAATCTTCCTTGCTCTGCCCATTTGATAAGGTCTGAGTTAGAAGGCATTTCAGCGCCTACCATTCTTAAGAATGATGCTACTGATCTGTTACCATATCTTTCGAATTCTTTCTCATATGTATCTGGTAGATACTGATTTAAGAAATCAAAATTTGTAATATAGTTTGTTTGTAATAAGACTTGCTCCGAACTTGGTTGCAAATCAAATCCTGGGGTTGCTTGAACTGATCCTGCCATGATTTTATTTTTTTTAAATTATTTATTTATTTTTATTGCTTCTTATTCTTAAGCCTCTACCATTATCATTGCTAACTGCTCTAGCTTTAAATCCTGTATCACCAATTTTTTGTGGTGTACTTCTGACATTCATGTTGATGTTTTTACTTTTTTTAGTAATATCACCTACACCGTCTGCCTTGCCTTGCTCGTAAAAATACTTAGCAAAACGTTCAGGATCCATAGCAGCACTTAATGCCCTATGCCAGCCTTCTGCATCTGAAATCAAACCGTCTTCACCTATATACTTTCCTATGAAATTATTTAAGTTTATTTGTTTAGATTTCATTTCCTGAGCATCTCCATAAGAATATCCTATTTTTTTATCTCCTACTTCGAACTCAAAACCTTTGAATTCAGGATTAAAAACTTCGTTTGTTCTTTTCTCAAAATACTCATTCTTTTTTTTATTAGCTTCTTCAATAGTTTTAGACTCTTGAATATAACTTTTATAAGCATCAAGTTCTTTTTGCATTTCATCAGAAATAGGCTTCCCACTTGACTCAAGAGGAATACTATATTTTTCTTTAAAATCATTAAGATACTTTTTTGCTTTAGAAAGTTCTCTTTTTTTAGCTATATTTTTCTTTTTAATTTCAGATTCATCATCTATATCTTCATCATATGAAAATTTAGAATCCATTAGATAATGAATATCTTCACTATCTAAATCTTCTTCTGTTAAAGAATAATATTCAGCTAACACTTGATCGTCTTCTAGTTCATTGTAATTTCTATTTGCTTTTACAAAATCACTAAACCCTCGACCAGTTTCTTTTTTAAACTCTAAATACTTAGAAACATCTTCTGGTAATTCTTGATTTACTTCTCTTTGAGTAAATAAATCATCTATTGAAGATATTTCTTTGTCTTTATATCTATTTTTAATATATGAAAGAACGTCTTCATCTTTTATTTCAACAGGCTTTTCTGTTTTTAAAGGTTCTTCTGTTTTTAAAGGCTCCTCTGTTTTTAAAGGTTCTTCTTTTACTGAAGGTTCATTATTTAAAGATTGCTCGTGTTTTTCTAAAAGATTTTTTTCTACCTCTTGAACGGATTTTTGTTCAATTGGATTTACTTCTTTTACTGTTAATTTCATTTAATTTGATTTTTACAAAGTTAGTAATTTAATTTAATTTATTTTTAATATGCTTATCTAGGCTCAAATTCAGCTAAATCAAAGCCATCTAAACTATCTTCTGAAGACTCAAAACTAACAGGAGGTAAATTGTTTTTACGCTGCTCTATTAATTTTGATTGTTCTGTATTAGCTTGAGATATTCTTTTAGATTTTGCATCTTCTCTTTGTGATTCTCTATTTTTTAACCCTTCAAGCTCAACTCCTTTTAATTGCATATTAAGATTAAACTCTAACTGCATTAACTCAGCTTTTATAGCTGCTTCTCCTTGCATTTTTTGTACTGCAAATTTAGACTTAGCCTCTTCTATTTTCATTTCAGCTTGAGTTTCCATTTCAAGTTTTTGCATTGCTGTTTGAGCTGCCATTTGTTGAGACTGCATATTTATTTGACCTTGTTGCTGAGCTGCTGCTGCCTTTTGTTGTTGTTCAGCATCTTGTTTAGCTTTTCTTTTAAGTTTTAAAACTTGATTAGCTAACTTTATATTTCTAATCTCTCTAATATCAATAGCGTCTTCTAAATTTATTGAATCACGCTGTAAAGCCATTTGAATGTTAGCTTCTAACATTCTTTTTTGTTCTTCATCTGGTTGTATTTCAATAAATATTCCAAAATCACTTAAATATAATTCTCTTATTTCATCAAGTATTCCAACGTTAAACTTTCCAATTTGATTAACAAACTCTTCTCTAAAATCAGAGTATTCAAGCATATCTGCAATTCTGCTAGATAAAGCAGTACAAAGTCTTTGGCTTATTTCTAACCCTGCATCTAATATGTGTCTAGTTGCGGTATTACTACTTAATGCAGCTAATTTTTGCAACCCTACCAAAGAATATGAATCTGGCGTAGAACCATCTCTAGCTTCATTTAAACCTGTAACATCTCTTAACATTTGTAAATAATGATTATAAGAGCCTATTAAACTTTGAATTTTCGCTTGACCTGAATTGCTGTTTAATTGTTGAATAGGAACCTTTGCTTGATTAAAATCACCGTCTTGGGTATAACTTCTACCAATAACAGAACCTGTTTGGAAAAACATTCTTAAAGCATCTTCAGGATTATATGCTTGCCCTGTTCCTAAATCAACTTCATTTAATCCATCTGCATCTATAAATACTCCATCAGGGACTACTCTAGATATTACTTGTTGTAATTTTAAATGAGTGATTTGAATTAAATCAGCGAATGTAATCATTCTTCTAACTAAAGACTCCAAGACTCCTTTATACATTCTTGGTGCGCAAGCTACAAATTCAGGATACACTTCTTGAGATGCTGATTGTGGTCTAGCCATATTTTCAGACATTTCCCATTTAAGAATAATATTTGTCCCCATTACCATAACGCCCTCATACCAAACATCAATTGTTTTAGATACTTTTTCAAATCTACCTTCTTCCATCATTTCTTGAGTAGGGTCAAAAGTATCATCTTTTTCAATTAATCTTTCAGCTCCAGAAGCATTTACTTTTTTCTTGTAAGTAAAAGTTTGCGTTGTTTTATAATTAAAAAACAAAACAGTTGCACTATCTCTACTGAACAAACTGTTGTTATAGTATTGAGCTGTATTATTATAATCATACCAACTTTGACTATATTTAGATATTTCTTCCATATCTACTCTTGTCAAACTTGGGTCTATTTTTTTAAGCTCTGTTATAGGTAATGTTTTAATTTCCCCCCAATAAAAACAATCTTGAAAATGAGGGTCTTCTGTATAGCTATAAACAACATTAGCAGGGTCTACATAATCAATTAATATTCCTGCACCTGGTAAAAATCTATTTTTACATATAGAAATACCCAAAACAGTTTGATCATAATAAAGTTGTTTTTGTATTTCATTATATCGATTGCTTTCTAAAACAGTATTAATAGCTTCTTCTTCAGCTATTTCAATAGATGGCTTATATTTTAATTGCATATGAAGAGCTAACTCTTCTGAAGTATTTGGAACTTCTTCTTCTGATGTAGCAAAAGTATCTATTCCAAATTGATTTTGAACTTGCTTCATTAAATCTTTAGAAAGCATATTTTTTTCAAGTTGTACTTGATATTTGCTTCTTTTGTCCAAAGACATTCCATCTTGAGCATATGCATTTACTTTAAAAAGCCTATCTGACATTCCATTAACAACAATATCTACAAATTTTGGAATAATAGGAATTGGAGTCCAATCTAAATTTAAATAACTTAAATCACCATCAATAGCTAATTCATTTTTATATTTTTGAACACTTTGCTCACCTCTTGCATATAATCTTAATCTATGGAAGTCCGCCCATTGGTTATAGAACCTACTTTGCCCACCGTCTTTTCTGAACCATTCATATTGAATAGCTTGACCTATTTGTAATCCAAACTCATAAGATTTTTTTTCAGAGTCAGAAACAAATTGACTTGGAAAACCTGTTGGATTGATATTTACTTTTACATCTTTCATTTACCTTATGATTTGACTGTAACTTCCTTTGTTGTCGTATTTAGCAAAGTTAAGTTTTATTTTTGATTTTTTTTTAACAGGTTGATATAGGCTTTTTTGACAAGCCATTATTGCTAAACCTGAACTAATAGACGCATCAAATTTAGTTCTGTTATTTATATTAAATCTAGCCCAATCTTCCAGTGTTCTTGTAAAATACATAGATCCCATCATATCTGATTCTCTAAAGGTACTTAATAAATCTAATCCTACATATTTTTCTATATAGGACTCAATTGCAGCAGCATGAGCTTGTTTAATATCTTCTGAACTATTTGGAATTCCTCCAAGTTCTTTTTCTGTTTTAGAAAGCTTATTCCATGACCTATCAGGCCTAGTCATTGAGTATCCCCTATAACCCCTATTTTTAAAATGATAAAGCAATCTAGGTTTGTTATTTTCTATAAGTATAGGCATTCCATAAAACACACAAGCCATAAGTATTTCTTCAAAAAATATTTCTGCCGTTTGAGGCCTAGCAACATATTGTAAGAAAAATTCATTTACCGGGCCTTCATCCATATGGTATTTAGTTAATCCATGACAAGCTCCATTAGATGCGCCCCCTCCAACAGTTCCAGATATATCATAACTATCACAACCAAAAGCCCCCATGTGTTCGTTCCCTGGATAAAAAACTCCGTTTTTTGTATATCTTTTGTTTTGAAGCATTTTATTTGGAGTCCAAGAAATTAAAAATCTTCCTTTATTGTTTGGGCTAAATATAACTTCAGTATCTTTTATTCCATCTCTCCAAGAAAAAGAACCTCTAGTTAAAAACTTATCTTTTATTAAAGAATCATTATAATCAATCTGCTGATATATTTTTGTAAGATTAAAAAGAGACTGTTTACTTTCATCTCTAAAAGCATGCGACTCTGTTCTAGGAAATTGTCTGTAAAATTCATTTAAAGCATCAGGATCATTTTTTAAACTATCAACTTCCGCTTCCCAATAATCAATAGCTCCTTGTGTTATTAATTCTTCATCAATACCTATTATTGGAGTTTCAGGAGTTCTAAAAACAGGCATACCGTATCTATCTATAAAACCCTCCATATTAAACTCCATAGGAATAAATAAACTATATAATCCACTTTTAGTTTGACCATTTCGATTCCTATTAGCAACTTTAGAATCAAAATATAATTTCTTACCGTTATCTCCACCTTTTTCTAAAGCATTAGCTGTAGAACCCATCATGCATTTACCAATAACTTTACTACCTAAACGAAGACAAGTCTTTGTAACTCTCCAGTTGTTTAATATATTATTTGGCTTTTCCCATTTTTTTGATTCGTCATGAACTAATAATTTTAGTTTTTCTCCATCATAACTATTGTCTCCAGTATTTTTCCAGTCAATAGAAGTATCCAATCCCTGTACGATATCTTCTTCCTCTATATACATATTCTTTTTTGTAATTTTAGAAGCAGGAACTCTAAATGCTAATTCTGTTTTAGGCTTATCCATACCATCTTGAACAGGTTTAAAAAAGAAAGGATAATTATTTACAATTGGAACAACTTTATCTGTAAACATTTTTTTAGCATCAGCACCTGTTTTTGAAAGTATGCCTAATCTAGCATCTTTACTTATGGTACCAATATTTGCGGATTCTTCACTTGCCATATAAGAAAATCCTGAACGTCTTATTTTTAAATAATCTTGACCAAAACTTCTTTTGTCAGCCTTGCACGCTTCCCAATGAAGATAAAAAATTCTATTAGCATCTCTATAATCGGGAAGACCTACATCTATTTTAGTCCATTGAATATACATATAATGAGAACCTGTTATATAAGTTTCTACCCCATTATTCATAAACCAAAAACCTTCATCTCTTCTATCAAACTCTTGTTCAATATAATCAACCCATTCATCTTTAAATGATGATGGAGCTGAATGCCATTGAAATATAGATTTAATTTTTTGTAGTTGTTTTGGATATTCAAAAGGAACCCAATACTGTTCGGATTTTTTTTTACTATTTGAATGTATTTTTTTAGGAGGTTTAGGCAATGCTATTTTTATTCCTTCTATTTCAACAACATCTTGAATTTCACCAGATTTTGATATAACTATAAAGTCATATTTTTCGTTATAACCATAAGCCCAAGATTTAGATTTATTTTTATTAGTTATAACTGTTTTTGGTAAAAAATCTTTTAAATTTTTTATTAAGCTATGTTGATCTTCGTTCTGCAAATCCTGATACCGGTTGTTTTTTATTTTTTGATTCCTTTCCTTCTATTAAATTTTTTTCTGCTTCTATTCTAGTTAATATTTCAAAAGCATCAAATATGGCTAATTTTTTTGTAGCAGCAGCATTTTTTAATTTATCTGCAGCAAGTTCATCATCTTCACCATATTTTATAATTTGTTCTTCAGCAACTTTTATTAATTGCTTAACTGCTTTTTCACCAGCTTTTATAATGTCTAACTTTATTTTATCTACATTCATAGTGATAAAGTTATTTGGTGATCAAACATTCTATATAGTTTTTCTCCGTCAACATTAAACTCATATTCACTATCTGGTTTAAAAGAAACTTTGTCACCTTTTTTTACTCCTTTGCTAAGTAAATATTTATTTGGATATTTAACCAACCCTATTAAAGGCTCTTCGTTTTCATGACTTTTTAAATAGCTTTCTTTTTTTTTAATTGGTTTTATCATGCAGTATTTAGAATGAGCGTTCCATACGCCATTATGGTTATATAAGAAAAATTGATCATTATCTATAAAAAACAAATTATCTTTAAAAAAACTTTTTCCACTTCTTTCAACTCCTTTCATGTCATTATAATATTTAAAAACATTATGATGAACTAACAAAGTATCTCCTATTTTTATAGGTCCAGTGTAATTTATTGGAGTTTCTACAACTATTCCATATCGATTTGAGGCCACATGGTCCTCTTTAGATGTGCTAGTAATAAAATCTATATTACCTATTTTTTTAGTGCTATTGTATCTTTTATTATCCTTCGGTTTTACAATAAAATAAAAAGGTGATTTCATTGAAAATATATATTATACTCAATAGAAATAGGCATATTAGGATTAAATTCTTTCCACAAAAAAATCTCTCCTTTTTTATTTTCTATAAAAATACCTATCGATTGATGGTTTTTATTCATTTTTATTAAATGAATTAAATGACTACCTCCAAGTATTTCTTGACCTACAACATAATGCATAGCTCCACCTTTGTAATCAGGACCTACTGCTATCTTACGAATATCATTCATTTAATTTAATTTGATTTATAACAAATATAAGTAAAAAAAAATACCCCTGAATTAACAGAGGTATTCTAAGCGAAGAGGACTCCCTAACTGGTGCATCCACGAAGGATACTCCCTAACTGGTGCATCCACGAAGGATGCTCACTAACTGGTGTCCTCGCATTTTTTAATTCCTTGCAACAGTAGCATTACTTCCATGTGTAATTACCACCCTAGTAACATCAGATGTATTTGGATCTCGTTGATATACAATATTTATAGCATTTGATAAGTTACCCATAATATAAGGCAGCTCATGATTTGAATTTGTCCACGCAGGGTTTGGTATACCTATTGCAAATTTTAATATTAATTTATTATAAAGATTACTATCCCAAGGAGTTCTAGTATCATACCTTCTGTCACCTCTTATTGCACAAAAAGTTCCTGCTCCCGTAGCAGGCAAAGAGGTGTATGGTAAATCAGTGTCGGCTTCATTATAAAGAAATTGTAATTTACTAAAAGGAATTTCAATATAAGTAGCAGGTCTTAGTGAAGCAAAATCCGTTATAATAGTACCTGTTTTTGCAATTTGTAATTCTGTATTAATATCCCATTCTGTATCGATTGGAGGTAATAAGTCAGAATTTAAAGTATAAAGAGTTGAAGTTCCCCAATTACTTCCAGGGAAGTTTTGTCTTGTAAATAGACCGTTTTGATGAGATGGATGAATAAATCCTTTCTTTTTTAAGCCAGTTTTTGCTTTCTTGTATCTAAACATAAAAAGCCTAGGATTTTTATTTAACCAATCTGTTTCAATAGGTTTTTGAATACAAACCTTATATCTACTTATTAATGGTTCTGTAAGAAGTTTAAGAACATAAATATTTGGTGTTGGTGTAGGTTCAGTATTAATATATTCCTTTAATCCATCTACGGTAATATTTTTAGTTACGTCTGTAGGCGTTCCATTTTCTTGACTAATAATAATCTTATCAGTTCCTTGTGGAGTTACGGTATTGTATGTGCTAATCTTTGGCATAACTAATATTTTACTTTAACAAATATACTATTTTTTATTTTTAAATATTGGACCTGCTTTGTCTACAATTTTTTCAGCACTTCTTCCTATTACATAACCTCCAATACCAATCTCTAGTAGATTCCAAAACTCTGGCTCTAATTCAGGAGTTATTAAATGAGATGATAGCTGAGATATAAACTTGGTATAAATAATTATAAATCCAAATGACAACATAAGTATTGGTCTCCAACTTCTTTGTAGCCAATTTCCTTTGGCTTCTGCGACTATTATTTCAGTCTGCATTTTTTGAAGCTCAAGCTCTTTCTCTTGAAGAACTTTAAATATTTCATTTTTGGCTCTTATTCTTTCCTCATCGCTAGTAAACAACTCATCAACAACGTCACCAATTTGCTTAAATACTTTTGTCCCAAAAAATTCTAATATCTTTTTCATACTAATAAGTCCACATTACTTGTTGAGACTTGTCAAAATCTAAATCTACATGAATAAAAGTGTCAGCAACTCCTATTCTTTGAAAACCTGTTTCTTGCAATAGAAATATTAAATGAAATCTATCTGTAGAATTGGTGCATTTTATATCTGCAGCCAATCCATACATGTGGCTTGATCCCTTTGATGTTTCTGTTTTAGGCTTCCCTCCGACTGCAGCATTATGCTCTTCTGTCCTGTAGCCACTATTTATAATGATGGGTTTACCAAACTTATCTCTTACCTCGTCAAGCATATCAAGAAAATCTTCGTGCATTAACGAACCACTTCCAGGCATGTCAGGAGAATCAAATTCATTATAAGTAAAGTAATTCATTTGTTTTCTTTGTAGTTAGCGTATATTCTTTGTGCAGTATAAACTATTGATCCGAGCAATAGTATTATTTTAAGTACTGCTTCTATTTCACTAAATGAAACGACTAATGCAATACTATTTAGTAGGTATATTTTCAAATCCGATAAGGTC